ACTAAGTACAGAAAGTTTCTAAAGTCCCGCAGAGGCGGTGGTATCTCTTGGTGTTTCGTCTTGTTGTTCACTGAAAGGCAAAGTTTTAAAATCGTTAGCTAAACTATCCATAGGAGTACCGTTACGGGAGTCAACACTTACCTGATTCCATTTTAACCAGTTAGTAGCAGCATTGTATAGAGCCGGAGGTACAGGTTCATCCATTGCGTCATAGAACTTTATATTCTTGCTTAGAGACTTTGTTACTTGGTCTGCTAGTTTAGCTCCTTCTACGTGATCTTTCATATTAACACTTCCACCTTCTTAACGCTAACGCTTTACGGGTAGGTCTGCCTTTACTGTCTTTCATTGGTCCCCGCATAGCCCTAAATCTTCTACAAAAATTATCCTGTCGTTTCTTCCTAGCACCTGTTGGATTACTTTCTGTTACTGGAGCTTTTAAGTTAGACCCAGTAAGTTTATTTATTCGTTCCCTACCTGACTCACTAAGACCACCTTTAGCAGACTTATCCGAAGCTCTTAAAGATACAGAGGCAGACCTCATTACTTCCTTTTGATAGCCATACCCTTACGACGCTTTAACGTTATGATGTCAGCTTGTGTTATCTTTTTACGATCCCCAGCCATAGCAGCTAGTCGTTTTTGTTTAGGCGTGTACGGCATAATTAGTTACCCTTCTTCGGAAACCCACGCTTCATGTTAGCGTAAGCTTTAGGTGATACAGTAGACTCGCTTTTCTTACGGCTGATGCCTAAGCGTTTACGTCTGTTCATGTTTGCGTATAGTCCTTGTTTCATCGTTTCATTAACATCTCCATCATGCGGTCTAGTTTATGGCTGATCTCTTTAACACTACTCTCAAGACCCGTCATACGGTTCTCAACAGCGGTGTCTCGTTCACGTTGTGCAGCCAGTTCTACTTCAATCTTTGTCAAACGTCTCTCATCATTCTCCAATCGATCTGTTAGTTTTTTAATCATCCACCCGATAACACCAAGAACGATGGCAAGGGCAGAGTCGAGAAAGTGTGAGACAGATTCAGTCATCCGATTACACTACTATCCTAAGTTCTCCTGTGGAAGTTTTATAAACGTCGTTTGTAGCTAACCCACCAGTAACAGCAGCACTGTTGTCAGCAAAGGTTGGACAAAGGGGTATGTTTAACACACCATCATCATTCAATGTCATTAATGTGCCTGTAGTGCCTCCACCGCTAACATTAGTAAACTGAAAAGCACCATTAGAATCTACAAAAATATCTCTTACCTCGTCTGTAGCTGCATCGTAAGTTAATCGTAATCCCGGTCCTTCTGCTGCCCGTGTTATAGCTATATTGCTAGTCGATGATAAACCATTTACTGTGTAAGTCTGTGTGTCGTCTAATTTAGCAGGAGTAACAGCATCAGCAGCTATCTCAGTACTTGTAACAGCATTAGCAGCTATCTCAGTACTTGTAACAGCATTAGCAGCTATCTCAGTACTTGTAACAGCATTAGCAGCTATCTGAGCTGTACCAACAGCATCGTTATCTATCTCACTACCAGCAATCGTATCGTCTTTTCTACGTAACTCTACACCAGACCCGGCAGCACCACCAGTATGTACTATAAGTGTATCTTTATCGGTATCTACTGTTACTTCTCCTTCAGCACCAGCAAAGCCAGCGTGTTGTGATGTGGTTCCTCTTCTAAGTTTTACTTCTATGTTTGCCATGATTATATGTGGTTACGCGATTGATCCAAAGTCTAATGTTGTTGATAATTTGTCAGAGTCTACTGATCCGTTGGTAAGTCCTACCTTAGCTGTATTTAAAGCTACCGCACTGTTGTTAGCTACTTCCGTGTCGAAGTCTGAGATAGTACTGGCAGTCTGTGTACCCGTGTGGTTAGCTCTACTTCTATTGTTTGTGTCTCTTGTGTTTAACTGAGTAGTAGTTTCAAAGTCAGCTAGATCGGAAGTCTGTACAGGAGCAGCAGCGGAAGCAGCGGTATTAAAGTCACTTATCGTACTAGCAGTCTGTGTACCTGTGTGATTCGCTCTATTCTTCAGGTTAGCATCACTATCGTTAGCAGTAGCACCGTCAGCTACGTTTAACAACGCCTGAGTCTGTGCTACGCTTAACTCTAGTATATCCGAAGAACTGCCTGTATTGTTACCAAGTATTGTATTGGCTGGTATCTCTTCTATCTTAGCAAACGTAACGGAGTCATCAGCTATCGACGCTAACGATCCAACCGGAGTACCACCAGCAGTAGAACCGTCGTGTACAAACAAGTCCTTGGTATCGGTTGTATATACTAGCTCTCCCTCTTGCCCTGTAAAAGCAGCATTTTCAGCAGCCGTCCCTCTTCGTAGTTGTACTTCAATACTCATTTATGCAATTCCTCCGTAGCTGTAAGATGCGGTTACTGGATCACCTACTATACTACCGTAATCAAAATCAGTAGGTACATCCGTTATAGCTGTTTTATATCCTCTCTCAATAACAAGTATCTCTTTAGTATTAGCGGGAGGAGAATCAAAACGTATTTCGTTACTTAAACCTACGATTGTATAGTCGTCAGGATCGATTACCTCTCCGTCTATTGTAACTAGAAAAGCAGCAGACGTGGTAACATTACTACTAAATGTCAGTGTAAAGTCTGTTTCAACCCCATCCCCTGTAAACTTACTGAAATTGGGAGGGTTACCTGTATCTTGGTTTATTGCAGATATAGCACTGTCAACATAGCTTTTGGTTGTAGCGTCGCTGGCCCCACTGGGAATACCTACATTTACAATACGTTCACCCTTTGCATCCCACGCTGTACTACCTTCAGCTTTCTGTAACGACGCATCGTTTAGTTCACCTATCTCTTGGTGCAGATAACGATTGTGACGATACGCTCGATCCAGTTCTGATTCCGTTAAGACTGATCCGTTCTCAAAGTCTACAAGGTCTGTGTCACGTTGACTCTTTCTTCTTACCCGTACATTAGCACCGTTACCGGGAGCGGTTGTCATCTCCACTCGTTTGGTAGGCTGGTCTGTATTAATGGTAAAAGCAGAAGTATTAACACCGTCCACAGCAACCGTTACGTGTTCATCTTCTAAGTATTCAAAGTTGATGGGAAAGAAAGTATTGCTACCGTCTCCTGTATAATCGTTGTAGGTAGGTGGTGTTGACATGATATTATATTATTACTTATTGAGCGAGGAGTTCAAGCACATCTTCTGTTCTTCCTGCTTTCTTAGATATTTTAACTTCTCGTTGTAATTGTTTAATTTCAGGAAACTCATTTAACATTTCTTGTTTAGCTTTAGCTCTATATCTATTTATTATTCTACCTAAGTATTTAACTCTAGGACTTGGTAACCCTGAAAAAGATTTATCATCTAATGCTTGATATTGTTTATTTTTTATAAGTTTAGCAAGAGCCTGACGCAATGTCATACCGTTAATTCTAACTTGTGAATGTAACTCCATCCATCTGTCGTGTGCCGATCTGCCGTTACTTTGCTCGTATTCAGTTAGCTCAATCAATCCATCAAGCTTAGTACTTGGTGTTGTAAAACCGTGACCTACTCTTGCAATTTCAAACAAAACTTCATCGTTAGCTTTACCTCCCCACATAATAGGATTTAAAGGATTAATAATACCCGCTACACCTTCAAAGTATTCCTGAACAACAGGTTCACCTAATATGTTTCTTTTTACATCCAAAGCTTCAGCTACACCGGGTATTCTTTTTTGTAACATATCCCAAAAACCTCTTGTCTCTTTCATCTCCATATCACCCGCAATTGATTGGCCTTGGTTGAATATGTTAGGTATAAAACCCGCAGCAACATTACCTGCATATTTTGTAGCAGTCGTAGCTTCAGGATTAAAAACAAAGTCCATAAACTTATCAACACCAGCAAGATATGATTTATTTGTAGCATTTCTAGCTAATGTAATTCCCGCAGCCGCAAACACACGGCCTAAGTTATCTGTGCTTATACTAGCTAGTTTATTATCTTCCATTAGGTCAACCATATCTGCGTATATACCAACCATTGAGGCTATAGGATCAAGTCGTTGGTAACTAACCCACTTGTCGCCTACTTTAATACTGTATGGCATATTGCCAGCAGCTTGCCACGCTTGTCGTTGTTTATAATCTTTAGGCCCGCCCCCGTTAATCCGATCTTTAAGAGCAAAAACACTAGTCAATAAAGCTGTGTTCATTATCACTCCTGTAGCCATTTTACCCCTAGCTTCTGCTCTTTTTAAATAATCAGGAGTACCATCAGGCTTCACAGCTTTTAACTGCTCA